CCAATCACGCCAAGGCCGACTGGCGCTTTACAACCGCCAACGCGCGCATCAAGCTCAAGAGCCTGTACCCGTCACTTTAGGTGATTCAGGCCACTAGGTCGGTCTGGCTGTCATCGAAGCCGGCCATGGTGCCGTGTCGCGCGAAGTGCCGGCCGCGGCGGGTCGTCAGCATGAGCTCGCGCTCGCCCGCGATCATTCTCATCGAGACCAGGCCCAGCATGTTGACGACGGTGCAGGGCACGGGCCGGCCGGGCCGCGCCGGGGTGCCGGTGAGGGTGGTCTTGTCGTCGTCGGCCAGGAACGCCGTGTTGCCGTCATCGAGGATGGTGCGGAGGACCTCCTGGGCATTCTCGGGGAACGGGGGGCGGAACGGCTCGGTTTCGACTGCGGCGTCGGGCATCGGTGAAAGCGCTCCCTCTCTATTCGTGGGAGCGGCATACATGCGTCGGGGGTCAGTGTCCCCGCTCTCTTCGCTCTCTTCGCTCTCTTCGCTCGCTCCCCTACCGCTCCCCCAGCCGCAGCAGGGCACGGCGCACAGCCTCGCGGAGCGGCAAAGGTGCTGGATAGCCGGCTTCCTTCAGGTAGTCGTGGACCAGCCGGTAGCGGTGCATGAAGAGGAGATTCGGCAGCCATCGACCCTCCGCCTTCATGGCCTGCACAGCCTCGGCGACCATGCCGATGCACCCACGGGTCGATGGGGCCGGCGCCGGCGGCTCCGGCGCGGGCGAGGTGCTCGCCGCCTCCGGCTCCAGGTCGGAGATGTTCTCAGCCGTGGTCATGGTGCGTGCGTTGCGCCTCGCGCCGGCCGGCTGCGGCCTCCGCGACCTTGTTCCAGTACGCGAGGACCCCCAACAACTTCCGCTCGGTCTGCTCGTCGCTCTCCCCGAGGCCGCGCTCCGACTCCACATGCTTCCGCAATTCCGCCTCGCGCTCCGCCGCGCTCAGCGCCAGCCACGCCTCCAGCGTCACACCAGGCGTCGGGATCGCCGGCGCCGGGCCGCGACAGGTGTCCTGCTCGTTCTGCATGCTCTGTGCTCCTACCGGCTAGTCCGGGTAGTACTCGGGCTCCCACTGCTCGAACGCCACCGGCGCCCTCGGCTCCATGTCATAGATGCGGCTGATCGCGTCGATCAGGTCCTTGCGAGGCGAGAATGGAAACAGCGCATACTCCTCGAACAGCACCCGCGTCAGGTCGTAGACCTTTCCGTCCTCGTCGATCCGCTTGATCGGGGACAGCAGCCGCCACACCTCCCCCAGCGACTTCGCCCGCTGCTCCTCCCGGTCCAACCCGGGACATGCCCGGTAGTGGATTTCATCCGACCCCTCGACCAGATGCCACCGCGCGACTCCATCCCGGTTGCCGGCACCATGATGGATGACCCTTGGCGGCACGAAGAACGAACCGAGCCGGAACGCCGGCTCCAGCCGGCCAACGCGCTGCAGCTTCGACTGGCCGGAACGCTCCCCGCCCACCCAGTTCAACTCGCGAATCGCGAACCGGTAGTTTTCCAGGCGCATGCGCTCCTCGAAATAATCCAAGTCGCTCAGCATGCCGTATTTCTCGTAGCCCACCTCGACGAGCTGGACCCCAGGCATCCGCTCCCACTTCCGGTGCAAATCGCGCAGGTGCGTCCACCGCTCGCTCAGCGGCATGCGGTGACAGACACCATCGAGGAAGTGGAAATTCCCGTGCACGTCGACGCCGATGACCGCGATCGCAGTGCGGTCGCTGGTGGCACCCTTCCCCGCCGAGGGGTCGCACATGATGTAGACGTTGAGCAGGGTCGGCCGCAGCCAGTACGCCCGCAGCCACTCCGTCCTGAACGTCGCCTCGTTGCCCGCAAGCGGGTTCTGGAGGTGCTGCGCCGCCACCACCGCCCGCTGCGAGCGCTTGATCTCCTCCCACTCCGACTCGGTGAACGTCACCGGCTTGCCCGTCAGCGTCCCGTCCTCCGTGGCCGGGTAAATTCGGGGCTGAACCGTGCCTTCCTCCAGGAGCACAGCATAGGGGTCCGCAAAGCTGTACCTCGTTCCGATAAAGCGCCGCCGCGTCTTCTCCCCAACACCGAGCGAGAAGCTCAGCTGAATGCGCTCCGTGACCTTGGACGTCATCTCCGGGTTTGAAACGGCCGTCTCGGTGATCACGTCGTCGAAATTCTGGTGCGTGACGTGGAACCCGGTGGGCATCGACTCGATCAGACCGTAGGCCCCCACCGTCGGCTCCCTGGGGTTGCCCTTCCGCTTCACCACGATGCCGTCCTGCTCCGACCAGGAGCGGGCGCCGGCCTTCCTCTCGGCCGGGCTCTGCCACAGCACGTCCGGGTAGAGCCTGATCAGCGGCTCGTTCTCCTCGAGCTCGGTCTTGATCTGAATTAGGAAGTTCTTCGCAATCTCGCGCGTATGGCTGAAAATCCCGATCTTCGACTCCGGCTCGGCAAGCACGTCCTGGATCGTGCCCGCGAACGTGATCAAACTGGACTTTCCCGCGCCGCGGAACCACAGGTCCAGGTGCCCGTCCGGGAACGCCTCAACCTCGCGGCAGCGGTGATAATGCCACTCGTGCTGGGCAAGGTCGGGCCTCCGCAGCAAAACGGTCGCCAGGAAGTACCTGTCGTTCACCCCCAGCAGCGCCAGCTCGTTCGCGCGGAGCTCGGGCACCACGGTTGCGTAGAACCGCTTCGCCTCCCTGAACGACCACTCGCGCGACCTGCGGATCGCCTCGATCACCTGCGGCCGGGCGCCCTTGGCGTAGCGCTCGCCCCGCAACCGGAAGGGCGGCAGGGGCTGGTCGGTCACGACACCTCCCCCTCCGCCGTCTTCGGCGCCGGCAGCGCCACAGGCGCCGCCTCGGCCTCGATCGCTTCGAGGGCCGCCTTGCCGATGAAGGGCGCCAGCAGGATCGTCAGCTTGTCGCTGTCGGGCTTCTGCGGCGAGAGGTCCGTCACCTGCACGTCGGCCTTGACCCGGTCGCCGTACGCGGCGGGGTCCTCGCGGCTCGCAACCCACTTCAGCTGGTCGAGGACGACGCGGCCGGCATTCGGGTCCAGCTTTCCAGTGCGAACCTCGTCGGCGATTTCCTCCATGCGATCGATGCGGCTGTCCGCTCGCGCGCGCCGGGCCTCGGCGAGAGCCTTGGCGAACGCCTCGTTCGTCACCTTCCAGGCGTGCAACTGATGACGCGAGGGCATCGCCTCATCCGCATGGATGCGGTACATCGGCTCGCCCATCGCCACCCGCTCCAGCACCCGATCCGCTACCTCCTGGTCGAACGGCATCGGCGGCTTGCGCTGCGCCGCCGCCTTGGCCGCCGCCTCCTTCGCCCGGTAGGCGGGGCAGTCGTTGCGGTCGCGCTCGTAGCTGTCGTAGGGCTTCTCCTCGCCGCACGTGACGCACCGCTTCGTCTCCGGCTTGGGGTGCTTCACCTGGCCCTTCGCGGCCATCCGTGCGGCCGTCCTCTCCCGGCAGGCGGTGCAGTTCTTGGCCGCGGGCTCGGGAAAGGCGCTCTCCGGCAGCACGACCTTGCACAGGGCGCAGGGCCGCGTCGGCTCGGCAGGCCCGTCCCCGACCGGAGCATTCGCGCCAGGATCGGTCACGACACCCCCTTCGGCCACCCGCGGCGGCTCCAGCGCGCTCCCAGTGCACTCCCAGCGGTGGACCTGCCGTCCGCCGAACCCAGGCATCCGCCGGGCGAACGTCAGCGCCGCGTCCTTGGCCCGCGCCATGTTGCCCATGGGAGACACCTGACCGTCAGGCCAGGCTACGCGCCACATGCCAGGGTAGAACCGCCACCGGACGATCCTGATCCCGGTGTAGCGCCGGCCGATGTGGAGGCGCAGCTCGCCGGTCATGTCGGCCTCGTCGTGATCGTGCCGTCGGCGTCGACGCGCACGCCATCCGCCCGGAGTGCCCGGATCAGGGCGCGGCGGCAGTACTCGGCCGGCGAGGTCAGCTGCAGGCGCGCCGCCGCCTCCAGGGCGTCAGGCAGGCCCACGGGCACGCGCAGCGTCATACGCCGCGGGTAGCGGTGGAAGGGCGTGCCTTGGGTGGCGGGCATCGGCGTCCCCTGTCTGACGCGCGTCGGCTGTCCGACACAAGACTATCTGCTTCGCCGGGTGGCGATCAAGGGCGCGCTATGAAAAGCATAGCGCTCTACGCGGCACAGTTTCGTCCCGGGATCAGTGAGTTGGCGGGCAGGGGTCGGCCTACGCGGGCGGGGCCGCCCCTCAGTCGCCGGCGTCCCGCTCGTCGTCTACGCGCCCACCTGCTCCGCGCCGGCGAGGGCTCGCTTCCGAGCGACGGACTCGCGGACCAGCCTGACCATGGCCTCACGCGAGAGCGTCCGGTGCAAGGGCTTGTTGATCGGCCCAGCGCGAGCCGCGGCCTTCTTCTCGGCCAGGGTCTTGAGCTTTCGGGGCGGCTGGTCGGTCATGCTGAGGCCCTCACTTCCACAACCCCTCGAACCGGCTCCCCGCGATCCGCGTGTAGTGCGCCGTGTGCTTGGGGTCCCGGTGCCCGAGATAGTCCTGCATCGTGCGGAGGTCGGTGCCCTTGTCGGCGAGGGCATACCCGCACGAGTGGCGCAGCATGTGAGGGTGCACATGGCCGAGCCCGCCCCGCTCGCCGGCCTCCCGGATGATGTAGTTCACCGCCTGCCGTGTCAGCGCCGTCCCGCGCTCGGAGATGAACAGCCACGGCAGATGGTCGTCGCGGGCCGCGAGGTAGCGCTTCAGCGCCCGCAGCTCGTCGCCCTCGACCGGGTGCTCGACCGAGAGTGAGCCCTTGAGCCGGTTCACCTGGAGCCGGGAGCGCTGGGGGTTCAGCTGGCTGCGGCGCATGCCGGTGGCCTCGCTCACCCGCAAGCCGTGCCGGTACATGACGAGCAGCAGCGCGTGATCGCGGGCGCCGCGCCGCCCCTTCTTCGCGGCGTCGAGCAGGCGCTCGACCTCGTCGGGGGCCAGGTAGTCCTTGTCGCGCTCGTGCCCGTCCGTGGTCGTTTCCGACCTACTCTTTACACTTCGCCCGTTGGCCGCCATCTCGAAGCCCTCCGCAAGTGCCGATGTCGCCGGAGGTCGATCACTGTCACTTTTTACATATCGCGTCAATTGACAAATGTTGGAGCAGCGCCGGCTGCAGCCTCAAGAGGGCTCGCCACCGCCCTCGGGCTCGGCCGGCGGCGCCTCGGGCCGCTGCGCGCCGTGCTTCGCCAGCCAGTCGGCCGCCGACATGTGGACCAGGCGCACGCGCCACCACGGTGGCAGGCCCATCTGGGCGCGCCAGTTGGAATAGTGCGCCGCGGACGCCTCGACGGCACGGCGCACCCCTTCGGGCGAACGCAGGACGCCGCCGTGTTGCCGGCACCGGCCGGTGCCGTTGATCGCCTTCGCTCGGCAAGGGCGGCCCCTCGCCTTCGCCCAGGCGCCGCAGAGCTTCCCAGATCGGCCGGGCACGGAATCCGTCTCCTCAACTCGCGCACACGGCGCACGGGTGGGGTGGAGGTGTTCGCCCCGAAACGCAAGCCCCTTGCAGTGGGTGCAGCCCTGGCATGGGCTGACGCTACCGAAGGCGCGGCGGAGGGGCTTGGCACGCGATACGGCACGCAGTGGCACGCGATGGCACGCGATAGGTGCGGTTCGAGGAGGTGCAATTTCCCTCGGTAGAATGGGCACTGGCACGCGATGGCACGCAGTGGCACGCGCATTTCCGAAAAGTAGGCCTAAGGGTTTTTAGTGAAGCGCGCGGCGGAGCGACCGAGCCGCTCCGGAGAGTGTGCACGGTGTGTGCATATGATCCTAAAACCGGCAGTTGGATAGGCTCGTCCGCCGACGGCGGGATGGATTTTCAACTCTGAGGTGCATCAGGTTGCCGCCGGGGCCAGGCGCTCCGGCGGCTTGAGCACGCGCCCTCTCAGGAAGTGACGCAAGGCGTGGCTGAGGATGCGATACCAGCGCTGGGTGGGCGTCAACTGCTCCGCAGCGTTGGCCAGCGCGCCGAGGAAGGCCGCGATGCCGGCCAGAGCCCGCGTCGCCCAATGCGCCTTGGCGTGGGTCGAGGCGATCCTGAGCGTGGTCTGGCGGGCGTGGCGGATGCGCTCGGCGATGGCGGTCAGCAGCAGCGGCCGGCTGGTGACCGCCTCCAGGTGCTGCTCGGGCTCGGCCAGCCGGGTGAACAGGTTCCACCAGTTGTAGACGAGGGCCACCAGGCGGGCGGCGAGCCGGCAGCGGGCGAGATCGTGGGTGGTGAAGCCGCCCCAACCCCACTGGTTCTTCAGCTCGTCGAAGACGTTCTCGCAATCGGCGCGGTCGCGATAGAGCTGGCCGAGACCGAGGATGGGCTCGCCGAGCGAGGTGACGAGAGCGGCATGCTCCCAGACCTCGCCGCCGTCCGCGACGGTCGCAAACGAGAGGCGAAGCTGGTCGGGGTTCTCGGCGGCGCGGTCGGTCGCGGGCTCGCCCTTGATGCGCCGGCGCAGCAACACGACGCGGCGCGCCTTCGCCCAGCCCGAGAGCTTGAGCGTGGTGTCGATGCCCTGCCAGCCCT